TGAACCGCACAAAGGTAACGATCTATCGAGGGGTCATGGAAAGAACCCATACCCCCAGGAGCGTTACCCAGCATCTCGTGTGACTCTTCATCAGGAACCCACTGTGTAGCGAAGATTCCGACAGACTGGTTTGGGTCCGTATCACGAAGGGGACGCCGAAAGACTTTCAGATCAGCGTCAAGCAACTCTACTCGAGTCTTTGTAATGTCGATCACGTTGTTTGGAAAGACTGGAGTGGTTGCAGTAATCATGGCATCACCCTATGCTTCTTGATATGAGATGCAAGGGAGAGTAGGAGAAAAGTCATGTCCCGCTCATTGACGCCAAGTACTGGACGCGGGGGAGTTCTAGGCTGAGCCTTACCCTGTTGCGCAGTCTTGATCTTCTCGCGAAGGGTCCGTGTAACACGACTCGGATTCGGGTATTGCAAGATCGCACCAGAAGGTGTTGGCGACACGTTGCCGATACCACTCGTGATGTACTGTTCCAACTGGTGCGTTCTAACGTTGATCGGATGAGCGTCTCCAACAGCCCACATACCCTGTGCACGACCTGTTGCACGAAAGTTCTCGGTGACCGCAGACAGAGGACGCCAGCCTCCAACCACATCGTCGCCTTCGCCCGAGAAGCGAGCCTTGGCGCGAGCCTGGAGATAAGGTGTAATCTCAGCACCGAGGAATGCTGCGATGGCAATTGGATTCAGCGCACTGTCCAGGTGCTCAAACATCTTCTGGACACCGGCGACATCTCCGATAAGCTGAATCGACATACCCTGCGCAGATGCGGGCATTAGATGGGCCACACCTGAACTGGAACAGTCGGAATAGGAGCCCACACGATGTCATCGTAGAAGGCGTCAACCATCGAGCGAGAGTCCTTGTTGTACTGCATCGGGCCAGTAGCGGACGCTTCAGTTCCAGGAAGAATCGGCGCATCGCCTAGGATAATCTCACCGTCTCTAATCGCAATCAGAGCAGCAAGAGCTTCATCAACTAGGCGCTTGGCGTAAGCATTGAGTTCTACGTTCTCACTTGAGGCAGCGGCTTCCATAAGAAGGCGCCCCGATGCAAGGTGGCTGTTGATCCGCTTAAGAAGCAGAATGGCCGGTCGGTTCTCAGCAGTCTCTGCGAGAACTACAGGCGTGGTGTAACGAAAGCCGATATAAGTATCGATCTCATCTGCCGCGTCACTGACGACCTTCTCGGGGTTGAGGTAATCCGGGATCGGAATACTTCCCACGAGAAGGTCGTCAGTGCCGCAGTAGGTCATGCTGTTAGCTGGACTTCGGGTCGACGGTGATCGTCTCGACCTTCTGCTGAATCGCAGGAGGCGTCTCACCCTGAGCGTCGTCCTTGCTGACGGCCTCAGCGACCTTCTCGCGGTCAACGACGTTCGGCTGAAGGTCGGCACCAGACTCATGGGTGGTGACAGTCTCGAAGTTCGAGCCGCCTCCCTGGGTGGTGACTACCTCAGCGGGAGCGTCCTGACCGACGGCGAACTGACCATCAAGCTGGAACGCAACCGCGTCACCCTCGACTCCCTCGAATGCATACGGCTTCTCGGTGTCGTTCGCATAGGTACGGTACTCCTCCGAGACATTGACGTAGGCGTCAGTGTCGTTTCCCTCGACGGCGAACTGGTCAGACTGCTCGGTCGGGTTGACCGCCTTGTCGTCTGAGTCCAGAGGACTGCTACCGGCGTCGGAACGGAAGTTGTCGGCCAGGCGCTGCTCAAGATCCACCTGGCTCGTCGGCCGGGTGTACGAAACACCCTCGGCTGGCTTTGCCACTTGCTTCTCCTTCTTGTGAGGGTGGGGACTGGCGGCGGTCACACCGCCAGTCCCCCGTTCTCAGGTGGTTAGAGCACCGTCAGGCTGGCGGTGTACTCCATGTACGGGAAGACCGGGAAGGCCTTGATGCCGGTACCCCGAACGTGCTCCCAGGGATCGCGCTTCTCGTCCTCCCACTCGTAGAACCCGCTGCTCCACTCGCCCTCGGGGTGAGGCGAGGTCAGCATCTTGGCGAAGCCGATCTCCGTCTCATCGAAGACGCCGGTGACAGGGCCGGTGGCAGAACGACCGGCATCGCCGAGAACGTCGTTCATGCCCTCCTCGGGAAGGAGGAAGACCTTGTTGTCCGAGAGGAACTTCGTGGTGGTCCAGGTCTGCGAACCGAAGGTGCGGGACCTGTAGTATCCGTCATAGATGGTGAAGCGGATACCAGTCGCCTGCTCGACCACCGCAAGAGCGCCACGCGGGTTGTACCCGTTGAGGCCCAGGTAGTTCGGGTCGAGGGGAGACGAGGCAGTACCACCGACGACGGGCATACCGACCGCCGCGAGGAACCGACTCGACTTCCACAGATTGTTCAGGACTCGCGTGGAGATGATACCACGAGTCGGACGAAGGCCAACCCGGCTGTAAACCAGGTCCTGAACGGCGAGCAGGTCGCCGATCGGGTCGGAGGCGGTAAGGCCCCACAGACCACCAGCGGGCGCGATGTTCGTCTGGTCCGAGGGGCGACCGTAGGCGACGGTGAACTTGATCTTACCGTCGTTGTAGGTGTAGCCACTCGTCTCGATAGCCGTCATCACGAGGCTCTCGAGTCGGTTGTCCAGCTTCCGACGCCGCAGGGCGTCGTGACGGGCAAGCCGCTTCTCGAAGTCCTCCTGAGTCTTACCCACGAAGTTGAAGTTCAGCTCCTGGGTAACACCTCCGACAGCCTGAGAGATGAGGAGGCTGTCACGGTAGCGCGTCACGTCACTGGCAGCGTAACGGTCCTTGAGGGACCAGTCGATGACAGCGGCACGACCCTGACCGTAGGCCAGATCATCCTTCAGGGCCAGCTCAGCCTCGGCGTCCTCGGCGCGAGCCGGGGCCAGACCCTCAGACAGACCACCCTTGATGTAATCGAAGATCACATCGTCAGAGTCAACGTCCAGGAACGGGGCGATCTGCAGACCGATGTGCTCGTTCGGGGGCAGCTTCTCTCGGATAGAACCGAGTGCCACCTCCTTGCGGACAAGGCGGTTGACAGAAGTAGCCATCTGTTATACTCCTGTCTCTACTTGAAGGTCACGTCGAGGCCCTTGGTGGACCTCATCGCGTCGGCGGTGGTGTTAGTGAGTGTGATCTCGAGGCCACCGGCATCGAGTTCCACGCACCAACCCTGGACGGCAGTACCGATGTACATGACGGCGATCTCCACGTCACGCTCGATGAGCTGCCAGGGAAGGAAGGTGTCGTTCAGGCCAACGATGTTGGCGACGGTCTGACGACCATCAGCGACACCAGCCTGGAACGGACCAACCTTACCCGTTTCTCCACCGGAGGTGATCTTCGCCATGACGGTGCCAGGCTGAAGAATCTTCTCGGTGTTACCATCGATGGTCTTTGCAGGCACAGTCGATGCAGCCACGGTGTACGACTCGTACTTGTTCCCTCGGGTACTCCGAAGGTACTCGCGCTTGCCGAAAGGAGTGGTGGTCGACCCGCCCTTGATGAAGGTACTCATATGTGTGAGTCTCCTAGAGCTTGAAGTCGGGCTGGAGTGCGATGAGGTCCTTGTAGCTCTGAGTCTGCATGATCTGCTCGGGCCTCATGCCACCATCCTTGTGATTCTTGATGGTGCCCTTGAGAACCTCGATGCGATCCTGAGCCTGAGTAACAGAACCATCACCGGCGGGCGGCACTACTGAAGGGGGCTGCAGGACTGACGAGACTGGCACAGCATCCCAAGAGGCCGTCCACTTCTCGTACATCTCCGGCGTAAGCTCCAGCGCGAACTCTTCGAGCTGGGACATCTGTGAGGCAAGGACCTTCGGCTGCGGGCCACTGGCCAGCGAAGCGACGAAGGCCTTGCGGTTGTTGACCTGAACCTCGTGCTGCGCAGTCTCCATCGCAGTGATGCGCGACTGAATGACCTGCGGGTCACTGGACGAGGTGCCGTCCGCGAAGCGGACGGTCACAGGGCCAACAAGCTTGTTCTGCGGCTCGGTAACCGGAGCAACCGGGGGCTCGTCACCCTCAGCCGGCGGCGTCTCGGGCTCGACAGGAGGAGTCTC